ACAAACGGGACGGCGTAACTCGTCGAGGTCGAGTTATTGCCTGCGTAGGAAATGCGTGATGTATCGCTCTGAACGGCCATGTTAGTGATTTGACTAAACCTTCGTGGTGATGGTGGCGCAATAGTTTATTCGTCTTCTTGCTCGACGCGCCGGTCTTTCCATCCGCCGTCCATTTTGTCCATAATGTCTGGCAGCATGTGTTCCCAACCCTGCACAAGCGGGCGCACAAGGTTCATAATGACCGCGGGCGCAGCGAGCGGCGGCGTCACCGCAATGGAGCGCGTGATGTTTGTCCACTCTTTGACCAAGGCGTCGGGGTCGTCGAAGTTGAAGGCGTCGTCGAGATTGTTGAAAGCCCGAAAGGCGGTGTCCGCGGTGCGGATGAGCGGGTTCTGCGTGGGCGTAAACCATTGGGCCTCGGTTAAGCGCGACAGCACAAGGTCGCTGACGCTGCCCAGCAGGAAGTAGCCTTGGAACGGAGCCAGCAGCAGGGCGCGGGCGAAGCCGCCCATAGACCACAAATCCTCGTCCTCATCGTCGCTGGTCGCATCTCTGAACGCGGTGGCCAGCACATGGGAAACCACGGCCATCATTTCAATGGCCACAATCCGGCGCACATGGGTCTTCCAGTCGCCGCGTCCGGTGGCCAGTCCGCGGACGGAGTCGGAGATGATGGCCATCTTTAATCGCGGATCGGACATGAAGAGGAAGAACGCTTTGGTAAATGCGTTGCCGCTGTTTTCGATGTTGGATTTCTGGCCCATCAGCACCGGCTGTCCGTAGCGGTAAACCATTGCTTCGACGGCATCCTTGGCCGCTCGCTCTGCGGAGGTCGGGTCTATTCCACTGTCCAGCGCGTCCTTGTATGCGGCTTGGTAAACAATTGCGCCAGAGATAGATAGCCCCGCCGAATCAAGGTAGTTCATGGGCATCATGGACATTTCGGCAACCTTGGCCCCGCGCCGGAACATGGAAACAAACCGCTCAAAGAAAAACCGCGTTTCCGCCGTGGCACCGCCCTCCAAGCGGGTCTGGATAATGTCCGTCTTCCACACCTTGCGGACGTTCTGCATGAGGGCGACCGGATCGGACAAGGCAGACCCGATCTGGCGACTGTCGAGCGCCAAGGTAAAGCGCATCAAGTTGTCGGTCTGCATCATCAGCGACTTGAGGTTGTAGCCCAAAAGCGAAACAGACTGACCGCCAATGACCGCGCCCAGCATGTTGTTGATCCACGCGATCTCTCTGCCCTTGTTGCCGCCGCGCTGCTCCATCTGGTCGCCCCACATTTCGGCAGTGCGAAGAACGTCCGCACCCAGACGCTGTCTGATAGACTCGCGGACGTCGGGGTTGGAAAGTAGCGAGCGGTATTCGCGGGTGACTTCGGCAAAAGCGACCCAGTGCGACTGCATGGCAATGTGGCTCTGCAAAACGGTCAGCGCGTCTTCCGGTGCGAGCTTGGCGGTGTGGTTGACGCGGGACTTGGCAAAGCTGGGCTGGCCACCGGCTGTCAGCGGCGACCCGTCGAGGCCGACGTCCTTGACCTCCTTGGAAGAAAGATAGCGGGCCGGAGCGTAGTTTCTGACCATTGGCATGTTCATGCCAAACATGCGGGCGTAGATCGGGTTGGTCAGCGCGTAGCCAGAACCGTAGATGCGCGACGTCACGCGGAGTATGGCTTGCGCGAACGGGCCGGAGATAAGGTTGTCGAGATCGTCGAAGCTGTCGTCAGTAAAACCGTCGGCACGCATCTTTTCCTGCGCGTCCGATTGCTGCCATGTCAGCCATAGCTGCATGGCCTGTGCGCGGCTCATGGTGAGACGCACTTCCTCCCCGCGGAAGATCACTTGCTTGATCGTGACAAATTCCTTTTTCGTGTCTCGCGGCAACGCTGCCAATTCGTCGGATAACGTCTGGACGTCTTGGTTTGACAAGCTGCCGCGGTCGGCCAACCCGCGCACAATCTTCTTGGCCAGTTCAATGGAAATCTTGGTGTCCTTGACCTTGCGCCCTTCCATTTTGCGAACGGCGTAGGGCTGGTTCTCCTTAAATGCGACCAGCGCCTTGCTGGTTGACACGCCTGCCGCTTTAGCCCCTTGGCGTAGGGCGGCAAGAATACTGCGTGTATTCTCCAGTTCCAGCTTGGCCTCGTCGATCTGCGCCCGCTGCATTTTCTTGGACAACTCGGCGGCAACCTCGTCGCCAAAAAGGTAAGGAGCAAACTGCTCAAAACTTTTGTGGTCGAGGTCGAAGGCGTTGACCGCTTGCAAAAAGCGTTGCAGCGCGGACTTGTTTTCAAAACGTCCAAAGTCGGTTGGCTTGCCCAAGAACGAAATGACCTTGGCGGCACGCTCGCGGTTCTCTTGAATGCGGGCAGCTTCCTTGATTTGCCACGCCTCGCGCCCCGCCTTGAGTTGCGTCTGCAACCACTCCAGACCGTAAGCCAGCGTCTCGGACGGACGACTCTTCAAGTCGCCAAACGTGTTGACGATTGTCCACTCTTCGGAAAGTTCGGAAATGCGCTTCTGGCTATCGGCGGTCGCCTCGGTGCTGGTGATCTGTGCCTCAATTGCGGCCAACCTTTCCGCGGTCTTCTCGTCGTCGAGCAGTGACGAGCGGTAGACCATGTCGGCAAACTTCTGCGTCTCGGCCCCCAGCGTGCTGCGCTTGACCCCGCTCTGACCGGCTTTGGGACGCGACTTGTCCAGCGCATCGAAGATGCGCTCCATGAGGTCGCGCTTGTAGTAACGCTCCAGTTCGCGGTCGATTTTCTTGAGCCGGTCGATAAGGAAGTTGGCGATGGTTTTGTCCCTGCGCTCGTCGGTGGTGTTAGGCACCGTGCTGTAGCCTTCCGGCAGTGCCGTGTTTTTCTGCGCCTGCCCAATATTCTGACCCTCGCGCATCCACGCGCTGATGATTGCGCCCGCGGGGTTCTTGGCCTCGCTGACTTTCTGGTCGCCTTTGTAGACGTCTACCGGCGCAATGCTGGCGAGGTTGGTGTAGCCCCCTACCCGCCCGCGGACTTCCGGCGGCAGCACTTTGAGGATGTAGTCGAGAAACCCAAGGTCGTTGAGGATGCGCGTGCGGTCGAAGTCCTGCGGCAACATATCGCCGCGCATGGACTGCATGATCGGCTTGTTGCGCTCCAAGGCCGCGGCAAGGCGTTCTTTTAGCGCGGCATACTGCGAGATGCGCTCGGAGGGACTGCGGGCGAGACGATCCATCGCCGCCTGCACGCGGTCGATTTCGCGCTGGGTGGAGATGGAGTAGTTCGCTGGAGGAAACCGCACAGACGGCGGAACAATGTTTCCCTGCGCGTCGTAAAGAACTACGGGGTCAAGCAAATCTGGAGCGTTCTCCCAGTAAGGCGTTTCTGACTCTTCAAAGTCACTACCGTCATAACCAATACGAGGATCGTTGTCGTCGGTGATATCGCTTAATGGTATTTCGCGGATGACGCGCACGTTGCCGGTCTGGAGCAGCGCCTCTTCGTCTGACCCCAAATCGTCTAACTGTTGACCAACAACTTCGTATGCTTTTCTTCCGCCGCTGTCGGCCTCGCTCACTCCTCCGCTGCGTATAACATACTTGCCAGTTTTCGGGTCTTTCCACGCTGCATACACAGACACTCCGGCCTCTTGTCCAATGCGTTCAGCGCCACTGAATATGCCAGACGGCGCGTCGGTTGGCGGCAGGCCAAAGCGCACAAACGTGGCTGGGAACATTTTCCACCCGCCAGAAGGGTTGTTAATGTCAGCGAGATAAACGACTGGAATACCAGAATAGCCAAGCACCGATCCAAGGATTCGCTTGGCACCCTCCAAATCGCCCTCTGCTACGCGCTGCAAGTATTCAGCATCATCAAGCAATGCCATCCCGCGATCATCCCGCATTTCGCCGCCGGATGCGATGGAGTAGTTGATGTTGGGATTCGTAGGATCAAACGTCCCGCGGTTTCCGGTGGCGGATTTGACTTGTGTCTCGACAAAAGGAATCCAGACGTCGTGCTTCTCGCCGCCATACTTTCCGCCAAGGTCATGGATGCCGTCGTATCCAAGCATGGCCAGCGTCTCGGTCGCCCAGTCGGGGATGCGCGTCCATGCCATCGTCGATCCTGTTTCCATGTCGTAGCGGAGCGCCTCCAGCCAGTCCTTGCCGCTGATGGTGTTTTTGTCCCATGCGTCGGCATTGCCTCCCGCTGACCGCTTGGCCCGCTTGCGCTTTCCGGCCTGCTCCAAAGCGGCGAACACATCAGCGGGGATGTTGGATGTGTTGAGCGGGTTCTTGATCGAAAGATAAACCGGATAGACCGCGGAGCGGACGGCAAAAGGCGAGTCGTAGGTGACGCGACCCATATCCATCCCAGCGGCTTCCAACACTTGCATAAACTCTTCTTCGCGGTTGAAGAGTGAGCCACTGGTGAGCCACGTTTCGACAAGCGCCCGCAAGGCGTTACCGCGTGCCTGCCGTAGCTCGTAGTCAATAGAGTCGCGGCCCATGATGCTGGACGAGTTGCTGACAATCGGCCCAGTCGCCTCATCGGCGTTTTCGTAGCCGACGGTGTAGATGCGCTGACGGATTGTTTCGCGCTCGGCTTCGGACAGCGACCACCATGCGCGGTCAATATCCACCGCGGAGCGCATGCCCTTGCCCTTGTATTTGAACCAACCGGCGTAATCGTTGGGCAGTTCCAGCGAGGTGTCGGATTTGCCTTTGGCGTAGGATGATCCGATCTCTGGGTTGGCGGTGAAAAACGCCATTGGGCCAGAGGTGGCGCGGGACTTGCGGAAGCGGCTACCAATCCGGTCGGGGCGTTGTGTGCCGTGGTAGACAACTTTCGGCCTTCCGTTTTCATCGACAACCTTCGACGCATTGGCCGGATCGTTCTCCCAGTCGCCAAACCAGTCTTTGAAGGATTGAAGGCCAATCGAATAATTCGCCGTCTCCGGCGCAACCTCCTGCGCGGTTTTTTCGCGGGAGCGGTCTACGACGGTCTGGTCGGCTACGCCGGTTGTCTCGGCAAGGAACGCCTCAAACTCGGAGGGCAGCGCACCGGCATCAAAGGCTTCGCGCAGTGCCTTGCCGCGCTTCAGCACTTCGACAAAGACTTGGATCATGCGCTTGATGTAGGCGACAAACTCTTGCGGCAGACTCATCTCGACGTCCGCGCTGATGCGCTCGTTTTCAAAGGCTTCCTGCACCACGGCCATTGACTCGACGATGTCGGTCATGTCGGCGCGGGGCAGCGCGATGTCCACGCCCTTCTCGGCAAAGACGCGCTCGGACTGCTCCAGCCATCCGCGCAGCATTGATTCATCAGCCCGCCCATTGGCCACAGCCACGCGGACGGCGGTATGGTGCATCTCTTCGCGGGCGGCGCGAACATCGCTGTTCGGGTTAAGCGCGATGACAGATTGGAAAACCATCTCGCCCACTTGCTCGACGCTGGCTTCGCCAAGGATAAAGATTTTGTCGTAGGGCGTTCCGGCGTAAGGCGACTGCGCGATGCGGCGGTGCAGTTCTTCAATGCCCTGCTTGTTGCCCGCCTTCTCCAACATCTCCAACTTCTGCTGCGCGGTGATCTGGTTTTCGCCTTCTCGGATCACGCGCCGCTCGTTGGCTTGGCGCTTGGGATCTTCGGCCAACCACCACTCTTTGAGCGTTTGCGCCTCTTGCTTGGTGTCGGCAAACCGCTGCCTCTCGACCATAAGTTCTTTTTCCACCACCTCGCGGGACGCGGAAAGCAGCGCCTGCTCGGCTGTGGTCTGGTCGGTTGAAGCGGCCAGCGTTTGGCCGTCGGGCGAGACAACAACGTATTCGGCACCGCGGCGCTCCAGCTTGGGCATGTCTGGCGACTGTTGCTGCTGGCGCACGGCAACCACCTCGTCCACCACGCGCTGGGCCGCGGCTTTGGCCTCTTCGGGGGTGCGTTTGGCGTATTCTTCGCGGAAGATGGCTTGCGCTTCTTCCGTTGTGGCCGCGCCCAACACTCGGTCGGTGGCGGCTTCGCTCAACACCTTCATCAGCGTCGGCTTGTCTTTTAGGTAGGCATCGCCGCGTTTGATTTCTTGGTGCCGGATGACGCCCGCGCCCAAAAGCGACAACGGCAGCAGGGCGACAAACTGAACAAGCAGTTCACGATCCAGATTCTGGTACCACTTCTCCCAGTCGTAGGACGGAATGTCTGCGCCAAGGGCCGACGCAATGGATTGGCCCAGCGGATAAACGCGCTCCTGTGCAAACTCCTGCACGTTTTGCTCGGCTATCATGCCGCCGCCGCGCCACATGATGCGGTAGACGTTCTTCTGGTTCGGGTGAACGAGACGCTCGACCAATCTGCCAAAGATGGGCAAGCGCCCCATGATGGTGTTGAGCTTGAGCCGCTCCAATCCGGCGGCGACCGGCGCTCCAATGGCTGCAACCAGCGCGACATCGTTCGGATCGGCGTCGGGGTACTCGACCATCATCTGGTCGTAAAACTTGCTGTAAAGGGCCGCGGCGACCCCAAAAACGCCCGCCACAGGAACGGCGGCGGCGGCGGTGTAGGGAACGCTGCGGGCGGCTCCGTAAAGACCCTCCTCCACCCAAGACGGAAGCATGGTCACTGTCTTGATGGGATCGATCTGGGTTTCGGCCAGTTCGCGCAGTTCGCGCTGAACCATAAGGACGCCAACTTGTTGTTCGGCGTCTTGGATGGCCTGCTCGCGCTCCTCCGGCGTGATGGGCGTTTCGCCCGCCGCACTGTAGGCGACCGCACCATCCAAGCCGACGCCTTTGAAAACCGGCTGTTCGCTTTTCAGCAGACGCAAGTTGCCGCGGAGGGTTTGCTCTTTGGTGTTTCGCGGGATGCGCTCGCTAAAATCGGTTGTGCCGCGGCCAATGGATTCAGCCATTTGATACCAAAAGCCTTTGTCGATCTGCTGAAGCTGCCCGAAACTTCCCGCCAGTTGCATGATGGCTCGGCGCTGGTTGGTGGGTAGCTTGGCCAAGCGGCCCGCAAGGTCGGCCATTTCCGGCGCACCGAAGCCCGCGGACTCGCCGCTGTATTGGCGCAAGGCGTTAAAGATGTAGCGGGCTTCCGGTGCAAACTGCGCTTGCGAGGCGCGGATCTGCTTGTCGAGTTGCTCGGCCTTTTCCCACAGACGCGACTTCTCTTCTTCGTCAAACAAATCACCCGCCGCCTCAATGTCCTTGGCCACGCTTTCGACAAACGGGGTGTCGCCGCCGGAAAACGCATCTTCCAAGCTGCGGCGCATGACGCTTTCTTCGATCATGCGAGCCGCGGCCTGCTTCTCGTTGCTGCGCTCAAATTGCCCCTTCTGCCAGTCAAACATCTCGCGGGCGCTGGCCGTCTGCTTGCCCAAAACCGTCTTGGCAAAGCCGTCTTTCTCCGCATCGAAGATCGACCGCATGTCGTCGAGCGGCACCTTGCGGGTGTCGGCCAAGTAGCCGATCATCGCTTGCCGGTAGACGTAGTCGTCGCCATGCAGGCTGACCTTTGCGCCCTCGGTCATGCCTTTCTGCTTGGCGATGGAGTCGAAGTAGTTTTGGTCGGTGAAGACCTTGTTCCAGTGGCCCAGATCAACGTAGGGCGCGTTGTAGCCGCTGCGGCGACTCGGAGGCGCTCCGGCGCTGGGGTCGGTGTAAGTCCGCGCCTGCTGGGCTTCCTTGGACTGCGGGGTGGCGGCGAAGGAAATACTCATGCCATGCCAAGGGCCGCGGCTTTCTTGGACAGGCGCTCACGCACCCAATCCATGAAGTCTTGGTTGGTTTGAATATCAGCCAGCCACTTGTTGGCGCGGATCACGCGGGCGGCGTGGCCCTTGCCTCCGGTGGCGTCGAGCGTCTGGCGGAAGTCACCTTCGGGGTTTTTGAGGATGGCAGGCCCAGCGCCGATGCCTTGGTAGTGGACGACATAGAGTTCAAAGGGATCGGGGTCGCGGCCAAGGGCGCGGCGGGCGGCGTTGATGTTTTCTTTTGTTTTGGCTAAACCGGCGCGGATCTGACCGTCGAGACTGCTGTCGCTGCCAAAGCGTTTGCGGTCGGCGTTGAGTAGCTGGAAGAGTCCGCGGGCCGACGAGGTGCTGATCGTTTGGTCGGGGTTGAAGTTGCTCTCCTGCGCGACGAGCAGCATGAGGTGCGGCGTGTATTGGCCCAAGCCCTCGGCTTCGGCCATGCTGGCAATCTGGCCCGCGATGGGCTGCTTGGCCGGAGGGAGGTTCGACACACTGAAATTCTCGGAGGAGGGCGCGGGCGGCATGCCTTGCACCGGAGGAAGCGGTTCGTCGGCGTCTTGCAGTCCGTCCATAGGCGACCCGCCAAAGCCGCGGAAGCCCAGACCGGCTGTCATCACGTTGGGGTTATTGGCCGTCGGGTTCATGGCGAAGTCGGCCCAAGTGGCGACATCCATGATGGACTTCCACCAACCATCCTCCTCTTCGGGCTTGTTTTTCCACGAAGCGGCAGGGTCAAGGTATGGATCGACGATGCCTTTGAATCGCTCCTGCGCTTGCTCAATGGTGAGGTCGGGATTTTCGCGCATCATGCTGCGGATCTCGTTGATAGCCTTCTCACGTTTGGTCTGCACGTTGAGCCACGCATTGACGTCCTGCGGCTTGGTCACAGTGACGTCGCCGCGCTGTTCTTTCTTCCATTTGCCCGTGTCTCCAAATTGACCCCACTCGGCCAGCTTGCTGGTTTGGTTGATGAGGTTTCTGGTGATTTCGTCGGTGCGCGATTTCTGCCCTTGGTTGGCCTGCGAAACCATGCCGTCGAGCGTGTCCATGAAAGGCTTGCGCTGGCCCTCCGGCGCGGTCGTCACGATCTCGCTGATGAGGCGCTGGTATTCGCGCTTGTGCGTGTCGGGATCAGCCATGCTGATGTCCTTCTCCGCGTTGTAGGAAAAGATTTTCTGCCAGAGGTCGCTGAACTTCGTGGCTTGGTCGGCTTGCCCTTCCGGTGTGTCGGCATACTTGAAGCCGCGGTATTCTTTCATCTTGTTGATGAGTTCCCGCGGCGCATCGATGTCGGGACGAGTGTAAAACTTTTCGATGTCTTCGTTGGTGATGGCGGCGCTCTCGGTTTCCAGACGGGTGAGCATCTGGTTGTTGAGGTCGTCGAGAAGCTGGGCGTGGGTTCCCTCGGCCATGCGCCGGAATTGCAGGACTTGTTCGGGGCGTAGCTTGTGGGGGTTCTTGCCCTCCTTCTGATACTTGGCCAGTTCCTTGCGCCACTGGGCGGGGTTTTGCTGGATGACGTTGGTCATGGTGTTGACGCGCTGTTCTTCTTCGATGCCAATAATTTCGGACTCCGCGTATTCTCCTGTCCACAAGCCAACTTCTGCCCCGCGCCTCCATCCGGCCATCGCGTCTTCCCAGCGACCTTCTACCTTGGCTCGTTCAATGTAGTTCTTTTGCTCCTGCGTAGCCCGTCCGATCATGGCCTTGTTGGCGCTGGTAAACACTTGCGCCTTGATCCCGTTCTCGGTGTTGGCCAGCCATGTGTCGCGCCGGTTGAGTCCGTCGCGGGTGGTCATCTTGAGGGACGACACTTGGTCGCGCAGCTTGGGCGCGTAGTTGTTTTCCCAAATCGCGTTCCATTCGCTCTCCGGCTTGGTGGCAACCTCGACGTCGAACTTGGAAACCATGTCCGTCTTGATCCGGTCGGCGGCGGCAAGGTTGGCCTCGTCGCTGGCGCGGGCCATTGACAGCGAAAAGTCGCCCAGCACATTGGCCGCTTGCTGACCGGCGTTGCCAAGGTTCTCGTAGGCGCGGCCCACAGCCATGTAGCTCGCGTCGTCGATCATGCCCATGAGTTCGACGTCGGGCGTGCGGATGGCCCCCACCGGCAGCGGCACGGCGGTCGATCCGGTCTGCGGGGCGTTGGGGATTTGGACGAGCGGGATGTTGGCCATGATCAGCGTCCCTTAAAGTTGTAGCTGCCGCCAATGCTCGCCGCTTGCGAGACGCCGGAGATAAGCGACCCGTAGCTATTGACGCGCAGGGCGTTGGCCGTGTTCTGGCCTTCCAAAAGGATCGGGCGGGCGCGAAATGCGGCGCTGGCTGCGTTGTAGTCGGCTGCGGCTTTATCGACCAAAGAGTATCCGGCCTGCCACTTCTCGACTTCGGCCTTGCGGAAGTAGGCGCTGCGCTCCATGTCGGCCTTGTAGAGTTCGTCGCCCACGGCGAGTTCCATCAATCCGGCAGACTCGGCCATGACGGCCAAGGGCGAACCGGCGCTGGTCACGCCTGCCTTGCCGAATTGCGCCCGCTGCTGGCCCAAGAGGCGTTCGTTTTCTACCCGCATACGCTTGGCGCGTTCGCGGGCCTCCTGTTCCACGCGCAGTCCCTCGTTCTGCATCGCGGTGGCGTTCTGCATCCCCGCTTGGTATTGCTGCTCGGCGGCGACCTTTTGCATCTGCGCCTGCATCTGCATCTGCTGCAACTGCACTTGGTAGTTGTAGTTGGCGAGGCGCTCGGCAGAAGCGGCTTGTTGCTGCTGGCCGTAGAACGACATGCCCGCGGAAGCCAAGCTGGACACCGCGGCGGTAATGGCAAGAGGGACGGCGATTTGTGGCATTTAGTTTTCGTCGGTCAGACAAAACATTCTGACCAAAGACTCCTTGTTTTTTTGGAACCCAATCCGCGACAGGCAACGCGCCACTGCCGGAGAGGCGTGGGCCAGCATGACATGGTAGCCGTTATGACGCGCCTCGCCCTTGAGGTAGCCAATGGCGACATCGAAGCACTCGATGGATTCTTTGAGGGAAAGTTTTGGGCGGGTGGCGGCGCAATCGACAAAGCAGACGCCCGCGGACAGCGCGTAATACAAAAAGAGCATGGCAGCATCCTCGCCGTCTTGCTGAACGATCACGCCAAGCGGCGGGAGCAGGTGGGCCGGAGTGACCTCGCCGCCGTGCGCGTTGCACCAATCGACGAGCAGCGCGTGATCCTTGTCGCGGTCGAACATGCGAAGTTGAAGAACGGGCTGGCTCATGGGTTTAGTCAAATCACACTATTGTCAATCCCCGTATGCGTCGAGCTTTACGACAAGGGCGCGGACGGTGAACGGGTAAGGCAGGCGCTGGCGCAAATAGATGTCGCTGTCGTCGGAGTAGTCGCCCGCGACGACGACCTCGGCATCGCCGGAAAAGGGCGGCGGGCTGGCGTCCATTGGGTCATCGAAGTCCCGCGGATAGATCCAAAGCCACTCGGTGCCGTTGGTGCTGGCCTCCCCTGCCAAGGACTTGAACAGGCTGACCTCCACGCGGTTGATGCGTTTCTTGCGTCCGCGGGTCGGGCCGTCGCGCAGATCGAAGTCGAACTTCATAGGCAAAATCGTCGAGGTGTAGGGCAGACCGGCCAGAACCTTGGTGTAGGTCTTGTCGAGGGTGATTTGGCCGCTGGCGACCGTCTCGTCGGGCTGGACGGCCCCGTTGGCCAAGACGCTGACCGTCTTGCCTTCCAAGTGGGACAGTCCGGTGATGGTGGCCGTCGCGGTGCCGGAATAGCGTTTGGCGCAGTCGAGATACCACCAGTCGTCCTTGGTCTGGGCCTCAAATTTTGCGCGGTTGTCGGCCTTAAAGCGTTCGATGTAGCGTTTGGTCTGCCCGTTAATCGTGCGCTTGACCACCAGCCAGACCTCGTCGTCCGCGCCGGAGAGTCCGTAGACGGTGGCGACGGACTCAAATTCCCCGTCGGTGGTGTGACGGTGCCATGCGACGACCTCTTGGTCGCGCTCGTAGGACATGCCCACCAGTTGGCCATCGCCCCGCACCGCCCAGAGGATGGCGTCGGGCTGCTGCTGAAAGGCCAATTCGACCAGTTCGCCTTGGGTCACATGCTCGGAAAGGACGGTCAGATCCGGCGCAACCCATCCGTCGCGCTCAAAGTTATAAGTCAGTTCGCGCACCTTGCGCCCGCGGCGCTGGACGAAAAGCAGGACGTCGTTGAGCAGGATGGCCCGCATGGTCTTCGATCCGAAGCTGCTTTGCTTCTGGGCCTGCACGTTGGTCGAACTGAACGCTTCGCCGCTATTGGCCCCGCCGATTGTCCACTCGTCGCCGCTGGTTCCCAGCATGAGGCGCTTCTGGCTGAACATCCATTCGATGCGGTTGCCTTCAGACGAGGCCACGGTGAATTGCAGCCCGTCGTCCGCACCAACTCCCAGTTGGAAATTTTCAAAGTCGTCCACTTTGCTGCACCAGACGGTGTTGGGCTGGTGGGCGGTGCCGCCGAAGCAAAGGCGCTGTTCGTGGATGGCGACGGCCCGCGGGTAGCCGCGCACCGCGGAGAACGCGGCCTCGCTCCACTGGGTGGTGCCGGTGATGACTGATCCCAGCCACTTGTTAACCGTGGCTCCGGCGCTGGTGCCGCTGGCCACGCTGTTGATCGTGACGGTGCCGCCGCTGTTGAAGTCGGTGGATTCAAGGAAGACGCGGGCGCTGGTGTTGGAAACGTAGTCGGTGACGCGCAGCTTGAGGCCGACGCGCTCGTCCTCGGTGCCGGTGGCGGTGAAGTTGCGGGCGGTGGTCAGCGAGGTGAACTCCCGCACCACTTCCATCTTGGTCAAGTTCTGCACGGGCGCATCGCTGGCCGACGCGGCCCCGCTGTTGGCCACAGTGAAGGTGTAGGTGTCGGCTCCGGTGACGGTGATGGTATAGGTTCCGGCAAAAGGCGCGGCCACGGTGGAGGGAATAAAAACTTCGTCTCCGGTCGAGTAGCCGTGGGCGGTGCGGGTGGCTGTCGCGGTCGTCGTCGAGCGGGCCAAGGCGGTCAGATCCCGCCCTCCGTTAGAATCCATTTTCTCCTGCGGGATGCGGAGCAGGCGGATTTTGCCCAGCCATGTTCCCACCGTGGTGATTGTCCACGATCCTTGGATGTCGAGCGTTCCTTGGCTGACCTTGTTGGCGTCAATGGTTTCATCGACCGCTCCGCTGTTGCGCGGCCACTGGATAGCCCACTGGCTACCCACATGGCCCGCTTGGAAAACAGACGCGCTGGCGGTCAACGTGGCGCTGCCAGAGGCCGCGGAGGAAGCGATGGTGGTGGTCGTGAGGTTCTGGTCGAGAAGCGGCGGATAGCTCCACGCGACGGTGGTCAGCGTCCAATCGTTATCGGCCAAGCGGGCCAGTTTGCGCGGTGCGTGGTTGGCGTGCGCGATATACATGATGTCGTTGACTTGGACGTATTGCAGTTCGCGCAGTTCGCTCTCTTGGTAGGGACTGGCCACTTCCAAGGGCGAGCCGCCGGATAGCACTTGCGAATTATTGCCCCAGAACCGGATGTATTGATGGCCAAACTCCAAGACAAAGCGGGTGGTCACGGAAAAGTTGAACCCAATCAAACGGCACCGCTGGTTGGCGTTCTTGGCCTCGCCCAAGTATTCGGTGCCAGCGCGGCGGTAGACGCCTCCGTAAGGAAGGACGACCATGTTCTCCAGCGTGCGGCATCCGCTACGGTATTTTTCAACGTCCGTGCGGGCGTCCATGTAAGGACTCAACTCGCCTGCATTGAGGGCGGTGACGAGGAGATTAGCCATGACCTATTGGCTGGACGGGAACTTGGTGTAGCGGGCCGCGACAAGGTCGCTGTTCGTCCACGGCATCTTGCGGCGCAAACGCTCCTCAAAGGCGTCGGCCATGCGGGCCTTGGGGCCGGTGATGGCTTCGTATTCTTGCAGCAGTTCCTGCGGCATGTTGCGGCTTCCGGTTAACGGGCCTGCCAAGCGCGAGGCCAGCATGGTGGCGAGCGCATGGACAAACAGCGGGTGGTAGAACGATCCGTCCTCCACGCGGGCGACATACCGGATGTTGGCCTCCTCGGCGTTGGTCAGAAGTTGGTCGCCCTCGACGCTAAACTCCCCCAGCCTTTCGTTGGGTTCGTAGCCATTGAGTTGGACGACGCGCAGGCAATCAACCGGCAACTGGTAGGCGCTCTCCCACTCGCTTTGCGGGGCGTTGGCCAGCTTGTTGAGCGCGGAGCGGCGCATGGCGAAGTTCCAGCGATGGGACTGCAAGACTTCGTCGCGGGTCTGGGCGAAGAAACGGTTGCAAAACTGGGCCTGCTTGCTGTCGTCGGTCAGCGCCATGATCGGGCTGATGCCCAGCTTGGCCAAAGCCAAGTTGCAGATGGAGGTTTCGTCGGCCATGAAAGTTAGAAAAAGGTGGCAGACTATTGAAGCCGGTCTGCCAGCGGCTGTGAGTTCCCGTTAGGGCATGCGGAACGCGAGCAGGAAGCTGATGCGCTTTCCTGCGGTCATCGCGTTGGTGCGGGTGAACGCCGCGACCACACGTTGCGTGGCCTCGGTGATCACAAAGCGCGGAAGAACGCTGGTGGCCACAGCCGGTGTGACGGCAGTGGAACCCGCGGACGAGCTATTGATCGAGATCGAGGTCGCGCTGTAGCGGTCAACGTCAGAGGCATCACCGATGGTCGGGATGGCCAAGACGCTTCCGCCCATTGCGGCTTCGTTGTTCACGCGCCACAACTCCGGCAGCGGGATCGCTCCGACGGGCAGGACGGCCACTTCGATAGTGTCGCCCGTGGCCGCTTCGGTTCCCGTTGCGGTGTAGGTGGCTTGTGCGTAGACCACATTGCCGGTGACGAGGTCACCGTCAACGCGGTTGCGGACGTTAAGCGTCAGATCGACTGGCGCGATGTCTGTGTAGAAGGCAGGCATGGTATGATTCTCCTTTGGTTAGTTGTTGTTGATTAGAGAACCTCGTCGGCTGCGATTTCGACGACCTTCTTCTCTTCCATGCGGGTCGCGCCAAGGCTGGCCACGGTGCGGATTTGCAGGGCGTGGCTCTTGTCGGCGCGGATGTCCACATGCACCTTGCGACCGGCGTCGGCCAATTTGAGGCCGGAGCGGACGTAGGCAAAGCAAGTGCGAACACCAGTGCTGGAGTTGTAAGGCAGCAAGGACGACGCCACACGGCGGAACTTGAAGCCAAGGAAGGTGTCGATGTCGCCTTGGACGAGAGCCTTGACGCTGTTGAAGTCCGCGGAAGTAACTTCCGTGGTACGCAAGAGGTCTTGGATCTGTTTGGCCGACACAACAAGGACGCGAGGATCGCTGTCGTCCACTTCCGCCTCGTTGAGGAGGTAAGCGGCTTGGCGAAGTTTCGCGATGGTAAGACCGCTGTTGGCGGTGCTGCCGGTTTCGACGTAATCGACGGCGACCTTCTGCCCAGCGGGCAAAGCGGTCGGGGTCACGCCAGTTTCGCCTGTGTAGGCAGAACCCAACGCCGCGTCGATGATGACTTTGTCGCAAGTCCGCATGTAAGCCATCGCGTGATTGCTGACGGTTTCGGACTGCGGGAGGCTGACCTCGCCCAGATACTCGGCATCCCACTCGTCAAAGAGGGTGGCATGCTCGTAGGGATACGGACGGAGCCAGCGTTTGGCCAAGGCCACATCGCTGATGTTGGTGTCGGCGGCGCGGGCGGTGAGTTTGGTCATCTCGACCGCGGCCATTTGGTTGAATGTTTTTT